CTACTGGAGATAACTATGATGTAGAAACTCAAAACGAATTTGGTGAAAAAGAATTTACTCAGTATGCTTATACTGATTTGATTCCGTTGTATGTTTTTATTGACTATGAGGAATAGTTAAAAGTATTTTTATTCACTTCCCCGAATAAAAATGCGACGTCGCGGTCGGGCGTGTCGCCCACAGCCTGTGGATAACTTATGTGATGTTTATCACAAATCTTTGACTAGTCAGACCACTCGACACGCTGGCTATTTGTCAGCCCTGCGTGGTAGACTTTCAGTATAAAGAAAGTGAGAAACTCTCACTAAGAAAGGTTAGGTCAAAAATGACTAACACTAATGAAAAAAAGAAAGTCGCTTATTGCGAAAAACACGAACAAGAATTTTCAGGTATCTGTGGTTCTTGTATAGGAGAATTTGGATACTTTGACTAATGAGTACCTTTGATAGAATTCTTAAAGAGCAACAAGAAAAAAGAATTGCTCAATCAGAAAAAAATAAGGCTATGGTAGAGGCTATGTTCTCTAACAATTCTCGCCCACTAAACAACTCATACCTACTAATGAAAGAAGAAAACTAATGTCACTATCACTAATTAATAAAATCAATGTTGGAAAAATATTTATTTCCAATAACGAAACTTATCTTGTTAAAGAGATTCTAGAAGTTAACGACGAAACCGAATTAGTAAGTGCAACGCTTACTAATCACAAAGGTGAGGAAGTTTTCTTTAATGGTGGATTCTCTCAATGGTTCGAAGGGTTGGTTAAATAAATGAAAACACTACAAGAAAAATTAAACGCAGTAGCGTTAGAATTAGAACCAGTACTTTGGGAATTATTAGACGAAATAGAAAAAGAATAAATAAAAACCAAGATTGCAGAAATAAAAATCTGCAATTTTTGGACGTCGCGGTCGGGCGTGTCTGTGGATAACTTGGGGATACTCACCAGTAACCCCTATAAAATATCTTTAAGATGATTTATTTTCTTTTCCCCGATCCTGGGCGCTGGAAAATTTTTTGTGATTTTAATCACACGAGTTAGATTTGACATTTTTATCAGATGTGTGTTAGTATTGCTATATGAAGAAAACAAATGAGGAACTACGCAGGCTAATGGAGTTAAGACGCTCTAATGCCGCCTCTGCCGTGCCTTCAAAGAAAGCCTACAACCGTAGGAAATGTCAGTCCCAACTGATAGAATTAAAGAAAACAAAGGAGACCCCCTAATGGCCAATATGTATGAAGATGAAATGTTTGATGAGTACTACTCAACAACTTGCCCCTCTTGTCAAGAAAATGCCGTTGACGCATATGAAGAAAAATGTACTCATTGCTTACTAGAAGAAATGTCCGCTACCTATAATGAGGACATTGCTCTAGAAATGAGTCTAGGCCTTGACTACTAATACACTTAAACTAAAAAGATCTAATGATAGAAAGGTGGCTAACCTTGTCACAAAAAATGGAAAGCAAGCAGCAATCGCAAATACATTCGGCCTACCTGCTGGAAAGGCTTTCTCGTGCCCTGGTGCCACTAGTGTTTGTGAAAGCGTTTGCTACGCAGGAAAACTTGAAAAAGTATTCCCCTCAGTAAAAGTTAATCTGCTACACAATTGGTCCTTGCTTAAAGACGCAGACGGCGAAACTATGGTCCGCTTACTTAATGAGATGATTTCTGATTTCAAGGCTGACTGTATCAAGAAAGACGCACCGATGTTATTCCGTATCCACTGGGACGGAGATTTCTTTAATGATACTTATACATATGCCTGGAAAGTAGTTATTGATAAGCATTCGGATGTTCAATTCTGGGTATATACCCGCGTAAAGTCCGCTGCTCTTATTCTTAAGGATATTCCTAACTTGTCTCTTTACTTTAGCACTGATAGTGAGAATGTAAAAATTGGTGTTGACTTAAAAATTAATCAAGGTGTTCGCCTTGCTTATCTTGCTAAGAACTTTGCTATAGGTCAAGCAGATATGAAAGAAATGATCGGGCGACCTGCTGCTAAGTGTCCTGAGAATAATAAACAAATTCCCCTTATCTCTACTAAGGGTAGCGCTTGCGTTTCTTGTAAGTTATGTGTATACTCTAAGAGTGATATTCTTTTCTCTGCGAGTAAAAAGTAAATGAGTCCTTGGTTCTATTTACTAATGATACTAATAGTAATGATTTCTATTTTAGGTGGGAGTGGATAAATCCCTGGAAAAACGGGACGTCGGCCTCACCCCTATTTGTCAAGCCGACACGCAGGGTTTACGATATGATCTTTATTACCCCCAGGTTTTGAGGCAGGATTTGTATTTTTGAGATTTTTCTGCTAAAATTGTATTATACGCACAAAACCTAGTGACTCAAATCACATAGATAATGTCTCACATTTTGAGATTATTTGGAAATGGATTTGTTATTTCTTAGATTTTTTGCTATACTTAATACATAAGGCAAACCAGCCCAACAAACAGAAAAGAGAAACAAATGACAGTAGCAACCGCAACATATAAGGTCGGAGACCTCTACACTTCACAGAAGTCAAAGGTAACAGGCACTATCTTGGAAATCGCACCTAGCAAGACAGGCGAAACAGTTCGTGTTAAGTTAGATGTAAATGGCAACACACGCTGGACAACTTGGACAGCAAAGTAATCTAATTACTTATTCCTGAGCAAGAATTAAAAAGGCTCAACTTGTCAGACCCACCCCCTATAATAGAAACTAACCCACAAAAGAAAAGAGAAACCCAATGGCAACAAGAGGTAAAGCAATCTCAGTTAAAATCGCAACACCAAAGGTAATCAAGGCACTAGAAGGCGCACTTGCTAAACTAGAAGTTGATTGGACTTCACAAGAAGCAAATGAAGCAAAGTATCAGAAGGCTTATGAGAAGTGGAAAAAGGAACTTATTGACTATGCGGTAGCAAACATCAAGAAGGCAACCAACTTCCGCACTTCATATCGTTCTTGGAACAACAACCTAAACATTGACTTTGACCTAGCAGTATCAGAAAAGGAACTGCCAACAGAGCCAACTAAGGATTTCGTAGTTCTACACAGACACGAATATGAAAGTCAGAAAGAGGAAATTGCTAACGCAATTCGTATCCTCAAGATGACAGATGAGGAAGTAGTAAATACTTCCACCTACAATGCGGTGGCTCGCTACCTATAATTAGGGCAGGAGGCTCAGAGTCTCTCCTAACTATCCTGAGTATGATATAAAACTGCTCACACAAACCTACGAAACAGAAATGGAATTAAAATGTACAACTTCACTATCACACAAGGCAAGAAAACTATTCTACAATTTGCAGACAAGAACGCCGTAAAAGCACACACACTTGTAGCAACTGCAAATAAGATTGCTAAGTATAAGTCTCAGCACCTAGCCTATACCTATACATTCTCTAAGTAAATAATTAGAGGGGTTCCAGACGAAGGATCCTGCCTCTCTATCACCTGAGTAAGTGTATAAACTGCTCACCTAAATTTGTCAGTGGTAACCAGTATAATTAAATTAAACCAACAAACAGAAAGAGGCCCCCAATGGACCAAACAACAAACACAGTAGAACACGCAACAGAAGAGTTTCTTCGTGATTCTCTTGCTAAGGCAACTCTAAATGTTGCACGACTTGAGGAATATGTAAAGCAATTGCAATCGGCACACGCCAACACAGTTATTCGCTCCACTGATGAGTCTGCAGAGCGCAACCGTATGCGTAATGAAATGCAAGAGTGGACCTTAGAAGCATTAGAAAATGGAACCATTAATCAATCAGAAGGACAAGAAATTGCAGACATTTGCGGTTTTGAGTTAACAAAAGAATTTGAATTGGAAGTCACAGTTCTATATTCAATTACAGTCAATGCACGAGATGAAGAGTCAGCAATTAATTTAATTCACGAAATTGATTTTGATTCTATATCAGAACCTGAAGGAGTAATTTACTCATCATCCAGTGTGGACAGAGTAGATATTTAGTAGGGGGCTACTAACAGATCTGAGCATATCGCTAAACTGCTCAATAAATTCCCTCAAATTTTTGGACGTCCCGCCGACCAGTCATTGTCAAATCGACACGCCGTAGTCTAGGGGTGATCTTTTATGAAATGTCCAATTTGTCTATGATTAACTATACCGATTTGCATATGTCAGTCAGTCCTGCTATACTTGAAATATCAACACAACAGAAAGAAGGAATATCGTGGCTCACGATTTAGAAACACAAAACGGCAAAACCTCATTCGCATCATTCCGTGAACCTGCTTGGCACGGATTGGGAACAGTATTCACCGAGGAAAAAACAACAGCAGAAATGCTACAGGCTGCAAGCCTTAACGGTTGGAATGTTCGCTTAGAGGATTTGGAAACTCCCTCACATCTAACAAGCGACAAGGCATATCAATATGTCTTGCGTACTAATCCTACAGATAACACACAGACCGACATTCTTGGTGTCGTTGGTGAGCGTTATCACCCAATGCAGAATGAAGATTTATTTTCATTCGGTGATAATATTCTTGACGGTGGTGGTCGTTGGGAGACTGCTGGTTCAATCAAGGGCGGTCGTGTTGTATTCGGTGCACTAGCCCTAGAGCGTGAAACAGTTCTTGACCCTACTGGCGTTGCTGATAAGGTTAAGACTTATCTACTTATCAACACATCACACGATGGCTCAATCGCTATTCAAGCAAGCATAACACCCGTTCGTGTTGTGTGCGCTAACACTCTCAATCTTGCACTTAATACTACACGCAAGAAAAATGGCATCAAGCAATCTTTCAAGATTCGCCATACACAGACTGCACAAGGTAAGATTCAAGTTGCTCGTGAGACTCTTGGTCTTGCTCATAAGTATATGGATTCTTTTGATGTTATGGCTAACGCTATGATTCAACAGGAAGTTTCTGCTAAGATGTTTAACGACATTATTCTTGCTGCATACCCAAAGCCTGAAAAGGATTCTAAGGGTGCATTCAAGAAGTGGGAAAACAAGGTTGATGTTATCAACGACATTTACACAGGCGAGTTTAACGGAATGATTGCTGGTAATGCGTGGGGTGCGTTTAATGCACTTACTGAGCGCCTTGACTGGCACCGCTCTGCTCGTGGTGGTTCTAACGAATCTATCCTTGCAAGCGCAAGCGGATTTGACCCTGCTATCACAGCAGAAAAAAATCGCTTACTAAAGATTGTGCGTGAATTAACTAACGCATAATAAAAAAAACTAAATAAAGATTCCTGAGTAAGAATAAAAACTGCTCACCATTTGGTCCGTTAGAATAGTTGGTTAGTTCGCTACCCTGTCACGGTAGAGGTCACGGGTTCAAGTCCCGTACGGATCGCAATAAATAAAAATGCAATGCATAAAAATTTCGGACGTCGGCTGTGACCTATATCACAAAACATTTCTGCTAAAATAACTTTACGATAGGGTGATATTTTTCCCAAAATTTCTTTACGATAGGCAATATTTTTTCCCCAAACCTTCCATTTGTCAGACCCCTAGGCTATAATTAAGATATGACAAAACAAGTGGCAATATATGAAATGAACTACTCCGTCTCACCTGGTGGTATTGACTGCTGGGAAGCAACCATTAATGGTTATGGTACTAGTACCACTGCCTCTGACTTTAAGACTGCTGGACAGGCTCTTAATTGGGTACTTGACAGATACCCTGACGAAATGCTAGAATTAGTAGTAACATCCCACCCAGCCTACGAAAAGGAATATGTATGACCCTAGAAACAGACCAAATAGAAAACCCTGAAATGTATGCAGATTACTATTCTTGCGACCTTGCTATCTCTATTACAAATATCAAGGCTAAGAATAGACACCACGCAGAAGCCGTTATGCAAACCTTCATAGATGAAATCGGTAAAATTATGACTGATGAACTTAGTTGGGATGACGCTCAATGGGATATAGAGGAAAATGTGTTTATCCCTGAATTAGGTGAGTGGCATACCAAATGAATACCATTGACGACCTAATCAATGAAATATATGAAAGCAATTACTCTCACTTAGAGTTTGAGGAAAATATGGGTGGAGAGGCTTGCGACTGCCATATCCACACTACTCTTAATACTATCGCACATTACGCAGGGATAGAGGTAGGCTAATGCCATTAGTAGGATATGAAGAGGTAGATGCTGATGATATGATTCAGTCTTTGGCTTCCGTGCTAAAGACCACTAATCCTGAGAACGATCAATTCTTATGGAATAGCCTGTGGAAAACTAAAGACCTACTTGAAGGACTAATGGCAGAGGGGCACTTTGAATGAAAGTTAGAATCAGTATTGAACAAACCATTGATATAGATGATGCAATGTCTAATGATATAGGGTTTGAACTATACGGTCCACCTGATATGAGCACGGAAGATAAAGTAGATTATCTAATGGCTCGATTTGCTGAGGACATAGATACTATGGTAAAGTATGATGAAGTAATGGGCAACATCTCAGTAGAATACATAGAGGACTAATGAACATTGAATCTCGTGAAATCACATACCGCTCAATTGTTGAGCAAATCTTCTTTGAGGATGGAACAGAATTAGTAGTCACAACTGGCTGGCCTGAAGGTGGTGGAGACTTAGATGTTGAATTAGATTGGGTAGAAGGCGAAGCGCCTGAGTGGGCAAAGGAGTATGTTCATAATGTGGACCAAGTATAGTTATGTTTGTACAGGGTGTGATGCTCTTATAGAGATTACTACATCTGTTGAGCCTTCCTTCGATCCCGCCTGTACCTGCGATTACCAAACCTTTGTAACTCGTACTGCTCAGGAGCCAATGGTACAGCCAAGTGTGATTAGTTTCACATCAAGGGGAGTTGTCAAAATCAACACGAACCCGTATAATTAATACTATGGACCTAAACACATTTCACGAATATATTAAACTACACCTGCTATCCTTGGAGCAAGACTCTGAGGAACTACAGAAGCAAATGGGCTTCTATGATGACCTTGACTGTGATGAGTACAAGGACTTAGAGTTAGAAGATGTTTCCACTACTGGACAGATTCTTGCCTGCTACCACTTTTTGTCAGTGCTAGAGGCTACAATATAACTATGATGAATACAACACTAGACCCAAGACTACAGAAACTAATTGATATGGGAGAGTCAGGAACTGACATCCTACACGGAGAACTTAAGAACCTTATGTATGAGGCTGAGACAAAGTTGTCAGAGGCTTTGCGGGGAGAAGAGTATGAGTACCTTGAAGGCCGCTTAGACGCTTTTGTAGAAGTATACGCCCTTACATATCAATTAGCGTTTGCTATCAGTGATAGGACTAAGGCTAATGGATAACTTTATTGAGATAGACTTTGATGAATGGTTTGATACCTACAAACCTATCCCTAATAATATAGATAAGAACTCATCCTTTGATGGCCATATGTTTGAGACATATGGAGCAGAGGTAGAGTTTGTAAAGAAAGCACACCCTAATCATATCTGGACCTATGGGGACGGAGACGACGGTGGCACCTATGTATGGAATGGCTGGTCCTTTGTTAATAGGATTGGTTATTTTATTACTGAAGTTCCATTCCCCGAAAATACCACTATTCAGATTATGGTTGGAGAGCCTGACTTGACTTGTGATTTATGCGGTGATATACTTGATGAAGAAGAAACCCACAACTGCGAGGAGACAATAATGAAAGACAACCCAACAAATGAAGTAGAAGATGATGAAGAGATAGACCCTGAACTACTAGGTAGAACTTGGGTGGACTTACGATAATGAACGAATACACAGTAGAACTTATTCACGAACCTAGTGGAGCCCATATGAACTTCGTTATGTTTAGTGATTTAAAAGAAGATGAAGTTCAATTGTCCAAAGAAATTTGGGCAGATATGTCAGTTGTTGTATTGGACTATGTAGAGGGAGAAGAGTAATGGGAGCACGGATTAACTTTGTATTTCAAGACAGTGAGAAGGGCCCTAGAGTAGTTCTCTATAGCCATTGGGGTGAGACTGAATGGCAGCGGGACCTAGCAATGGCCCTGCAGCATTCAAAGCCACGGCTAAATGATTCTGCATATGGTACCCGTATGATTATTAGTTATCTTATGCAAGATTCGATCTTGGATGAGACAGGCTTTGGAATCTATGCAATTGACGGTAATGGGCTGGACCTAGGAGAAACAACAGTCCTCATCGACTTTACTACTAATACTGTTACTGATAAGGTCTCTGTGCCCTTTGATAAATTTATGGACGCTTATCTACCAAGTTTAGTTGAGCAGATCTAAGGAATGGGTCCCTTAGATTAACAGGGTGGGGCGCAGGTTTTCGTAGACTTGCGCTCCCCCTACTTTTTTGATACAATGGAATAGAGGAGACGACTATGGCTTATTCAATAAGACGAACGGCAACCAATAATAAAGAAACAAAAACAGCAGAACAGTTAGGCAGACTCCTTACACAAGATTTTGCGGTAGACTTAGAACGCGTAGGATATTATATGGTAAGAAACCTACCACTTATAAACTATCACAGATTAGAGGTTTTGAGTTTGACAGCAATGGAAGAGTATGATAAACTTATGTTAGAGATGAAAGGACCCGTAAATGGACTTCGCAGATAAAACAGGTGTACTAGGTCAACTATGGATTGACTTCCGAGAGGATGAAAGTTTTAGTGCCTTTATGGATTACAATGACATTGGTGTACCAATGGCATACTATGTGGCAGAAGGTTTGGTAAAAGACCTAACCCCACTAGGTGAACAGTATATTGAGGAAAGCATTGATATGATGTTTAATCTATTAGAGATTACTGAGGCTGAGGTTGATGAGTTAGAGGAACAATCGCTAGGAGCAATCTTGGTTTTTGCTTACAACAAGAAAAATCCTGGGGCTGCAGCAGCAGAGTAACTATCTTATTTCTAATCCCTGGGCTTGACAAAAGCCTGGGGTTGGGGACGTGGCACGTCAAATCATATCAAACCAGACATTTGGTACAAAACCTTCTTTAGAATAAGATTACGATCAAACCTTTATTTTCCCCAGAACTAGATTACGAAGGACAAATTCTTTTCCCCGTACCAAACCTTATACCATATCAAACCTTGTTTGTCAAACCTTCATATCAGGTGTATAATAAAGACATGGCCCCACACCACTTTGCAAAGATGTATCAAAACCCTTCACATCGACACGATGAAGAACATGAATCTATAGGGTTTGATAAAGCAATGGGTGCTCTATGTGGTATGTTGTATAGTGTTGTTACTCTTAAGTGTTTCTTCCCTCCCCGCCCAAAAACGTCGGATGACATTTCTGAAAATAAGATTACGATGGGCGAAAATTTTTCCCCGTACCAGGCGATTTTGCCAGGGGATCAAGATGAAACCCCCAATCCCCTATAGTATATACACTATAACAAACCACTATAAATTATTTCCTGATTTCTAAAACTTTATCAAACCTTTATATATTTTTATAAAGGTTTTCTTTATTTTCTGAGCAAATTCGGACAAAATTATATAGGGTTTTGTACAGCAAATGGGCTTGACAAATACAAAGGTTTGGTATATAATGCCCAAACCCTGTATACAAAGGTTTGACAGATATGTGGATATGTGGTATAAGGGGGATATAAGGTTTGGGGATAGGAGGTTTGGCCGTCAGAAAGATTACGAAGCCCTCTTTAAAAACGCTCTATACTCCACTATCCTCCACTTCACTCCACTTCTACGGTGTCTAATAATATTATCAGTAAGAAATATATGTGGATAAACCTGTGGATAACTATACCAAACCATCATATTGACCTGTGGATAACTATGTGATATGATGGGTATATGAAACTACACTATGGCAAGATGACCTCTAACTATGCAATCGGTATCTATGTTGCTAACTGGGGGTATCCGATCAAACACGAATGGGAAATTGGCCTGTATCTTTTTAAGTGGTATATAGGTATAGACTTCTTTAAGTAAAAAACCACGGTATATAAAGATTACGATACATCCCTTATAGCCTTATTGACCATACGGATCAAGGCCCTACGGGTTATCTTTGAAGCATCAAAGGTCTCTGTATATCCGCTTTGAGGCATATCCGCCTTATCCAGAAAGTAACCATATCTTTCCCTTAGTGTTTTTAGTACTACTGATTCGACTCTTCTTGCCATATCCCGTTCGAAAAAATGCCAATACTTAATCAGTATCCAACCCTTGGTCCTATGGCTTGCAAACCTTCTTCCTGATATGTCTGATATACCTACCTTGACAGCCTTATGTATAGGGTTATATAGTATGTATAGTACTGCTTCATCCATAGACTCATTATACTTGACATCCCCGCCAAAATTGGATATACTTGATATATGACTAATGAAGAAATCTCAGAGTTATTAAACAAGGAATCCTACCGTGTTTGGGATACTACTAGGGTTATTAAGAACCAGGACTACCACGATGGTTTGGTTAAAGGTTTGAAGATGGCTGCTCAGTATGTAGCCAAACTATGAGACAATGTAGTTCACTAACTAAACAGGGTAAGCCCTGTTCTTTTAAAGTTGAGAAATGGCGTACTGTAGATAAATGTCATATTCACGATCCAAATGGTGTTTTTAGACAACAATTAAAAAATGGCACATCTAGAGAAAAACGAAAACCAACTGTAGGTTCCTGCAACCATACTTGGTATATGCGAGAGCCAGGAATTATGTGTACAAAATGTGGACTAATCTGGGAAAAGGGTATGGATGAGTAGAACAATAGTGTGTCCTGTCTGTAAGAAAGAATGGGACTTTAGGGTAGGCTTTGCTCACGAAAGTCTATACAAGCATATGAAGGTTTGTAAACCATAGTGCCCGTGTAGGGCATAAGGTGGTTTAATGGCCTCTATTTTGCGCCGAACTTTAAAGACTTTTTTGCGCCGACTGGTATAATCATATTATGAATGTATATTGGTTTGGTCGCCATACCGACAAAGATTTAGGATATATATCAGACTTACTTGAAGATTCTGGGTTTTATGGATGGCTTCTACCTTACGCCGTGGGAGTTCCAGATCCGTTTACTAGAATAGCGAGATCTCTTAAAACAAATCAAAAGTTAAAGTATCTGGTTGCAGTTCGGCCATATACTATTTCTCCTCAGTATCTATTGGCAATTTCAAAATCATTAGACCTGATACAAGAAGACAGGGTTAGAATTAATTTTGTTCCTGGTTTAACTGATGGGGAAGAGTCTTTTGGAGGAGTCTTTTCAGATGTTAATGATTCCACATCCTTTGAGGATAGAAAAAAGTTTTTTTGTTCCTACCTTGAAAAGTTTAAAGACTGGGATGTAAAAAAGCCCTATACATATGTTTCTGGAATGAAAGATAGCATTTGCCCAAATATGGACAGTCTTGCAGATGCAAATATTGTTAATTATGGCAGACTGGTAAGTGGTACGCTTGATACTTCAGATAAAACAAAGATATTATTTTTTATTGTTCGTGACATTGAATCATTTAGAACAATAATTAAACATATAAAAGAAAATGGATATAATAATATTATGATTCATGTAAACGGAGATGAACTTTTTGATTTAGCGCTAAAGGTATTTGAAGAGGTAAAAAATATGAAATTAAACGAAAACCTTTTGTGATATAATTATAAATATGAAAGAACTTATCGAAAGCCAAAAAGTGTACTTAGACAAAGATCTTTGGTACATACCTAATTTTTTAACTGAAGAAGAGTCCGCCGAATTAAGGAAACATTGCGATGAGCCTAATGGCTGGTATATAACCTCTCGATCACCTTCAATAAGAAACAAATTTATTGGTATAAAACACGATATTCATCCACAAGGAACCGTGTGTCCTACAAGAGGAATCGATCTAAGTCTAAGTGCAGTATTCCCAACAGATAAAGATGAACAGCACAAAGACCCCATATTTTGGCAAGATGGTGGTCTATTAGATAGACTCTCAATGGCTTTGCCAGATCATTTATTAAAAAACACAACCCTTCAATCTTTTTGGCCATTTAAAGAAGGGGTTGATAAGTATGGTGCATTTGAGTGGCATCATGAAAAAGGGAACCCAGGGCAAATAGATGATGGACTAACAGGGGCGTGGTCTTTATATTTAAATAATGATTTTGTTGGAGGAGAATTGCTATTTAAATATAAGCCAGACATCATTATTAAGCCAGAACCTGGAATGCTTGTCAATATACCAATAACAAAAGAATTTACTCATAAAGTTACCCCTGTAACTTCTGGCATAAGACATACACTTTATGGCATTTGTTATGATAGTTTTGATAGTGATCGGACTATCTCTAGCGGAGACAACTGCTAAATCGTTAATTTGAACTATGATATAATCGATATATGGAAAAACATAAGTGCTTTTTTTGCGATAAAGAAGCGACACATTACGATGTCGTTGTAGATCACGCTGACTATGTTGTCGCTGATGTTTGTTTCCAGCACCTTTCTATGGGCCTTGTATCATAGATGACCAAGAGAATACTTAATGATGGTTCAGAGGCTGAGTCATTTGATAAGCCAGTTGATTTAATTATTCATACTAAATCCCCTGGAAAATGGAAGTTAGTTGACCTGGAAACAGGCGAAGAGTACCTTGGATCTGAAATAGGTACTGATTTTGCAGAAATATTAAGAGAAAAAGTAAAGATAAATAAAATAGGCACTTGGGTAAAGACCAAGGGCAAGCAAATTGACTAAACCCTGACTTTAAGGTATACTGGATATATGAACCAATTTATGGAAAACTATGCCTCATGGGTGCTTGCCGTCATAGGAGTCTCAGGTATATTTTTTGTTGGCCGTAAAAATTTTCTTGGCTGGTACATTCTTTTATTCAATGAAACTTTGTGGATAGTTTATGCTGTTGCTACTAAACAGTATGGGTTTATATTCTCTGCTCTCGCATATGCAGCAGTATATGTTCAATCACATAGACACTGGAAGGCTTTAGATTCAGAAAAGTTATCTTGGAGGAGTTTTGCCAAGTTGGTCTGGGACCGCAATGATTAACATGGAGATTCCTGATCCATTCCAAACCTTTGTAGCCAAGAAGTATGCTAACGCTAAGGGTTTAGTGTATGACTTCTTTGCTAAGGAGTGGTACCTTAAGACTGCTTGCTGTGGTGAAGAATTATATGCCCCGAATAAAAAGACAATGACCAAAATCCGTTTATACCATACAAGAAATGAGTGCACTGGTGGATACTGAACAAACCTTTGATCAAGAGTTTACTGTTGAAGACATTACGAAGGCCATAGTTAATCAGGCTAGGGCTGATGTTAAGTCTAAGTTTGGCAATAAGAAACGGCATAGACAATGAAGAATGAATGTGAAAAGTGTGAAATGCACTACAAGGATCCTTTGTTTTGGGACTATCATCAGACTATGAGTGACTATAAAATATGGTGCACTAAAAAATTATAGTTTATTTTTCAAACTGAGATGGCTCACTAAACATATCCTTTAAAATATATTCATAAACTTCTGGAAATGATTCATCACCTGTAGACAAATATTCAAAATCCATAGTATTTAGATCTGGACTTTTTGTCCATTTTCTGGTTGCCATTCTATGAAATTTTACATCATCTACCTCTGTTCCACCAATATCAAACAAGTTTCCATACATTGTTCTGATTGAAACTTTTGATTGAATAACTGTAGATAGTTTTTGTTTATTTAATTCAATGGGCACATGAATTGCATAATCAAGCGGGTTTTCAATTCCAGCATCTTTTAAAATATTATTTGTATTAATAAGTAATGAAGTATAATAAGAACTTTTTGCATTGTCTGTAAATATTTCTACCTTTTTTTGAAAACTTCCACCGTGATATGTGTTGATCTTATTTATTGGCTTGATGATATAGAAGTCATCATTCATCAGTACAAAATCTTCTGGTATCCTTTTGCAATTAACAATAGTGTTTAAACTGTTTACCACATTTTCATATTTGTCTTGGCTTTGATCAGATTTTATATAATTTCCAACATACCAAGAAGGCTTTCCTCCAACAATCCAGATATTAGGATTATCTGTGTTTTTTACAACTGATCTTATTGAGTACCTTAACTCTTCATTGCTTCCAGGCCTACACAAATATACAAAGTTCATATTATGATTATACCAGTGGTTGACTTTTGATGCTTATTGGTGTATTATAGAATATATGAAAGAACCAAAAATTATGCGAATGGACTGGAAAGCATTAGGATATGAAAGGATTTATGTAGATGGCAAAATCAGATGGGTACCTCAAAAAGATTACCAAGCACCAGAGAACAAAGATACTTCCTCTTAGATGGATAGGTAATCTATGTGGTGAGATTGCTGGCAACAGTGTAGTTAAAGCATTTGCCTTACAAGATCAAGAAAACTTTGGATACCGTTTTAAATTTCATAGTAAGGTTTGGCATTATCTAAATAAGCCTTATTCTTGGTGGGGAACATACTACGAAATAGATTTATAATAATTGGCCCTATCGTCTATCGGTTAGGACAACGCCCTTTCACGGCGTAAAGACGGGTTCGATTCCCGTTGGGGCTACTTGACAGATAGCGTTTAAAAAGGTATAATGGATATATGAGCATAGACGAAATGGCACTAAGAGAAGAAATAGCAAGGGAGATTGAAGCCCTTCCTATTGAACCAGCAGTAACAAATGCACTAGGTATGCGTCTTGCTGCTGCACATATAGCAAGAGGGAAAGATAACTATATGACTAAACTAATGGAAAGAATGGTGGACTTTGAATGATTAATTTATTATTAATAATCCCTGCTTTTATTGCAGGCTATGTAGCGTGTTATTTTATTATGACATATAAGGTTAATCAAGATTAAGCCTCCAGCATACATATTTGATGTAGATGGAACCCTTGCCAATGTAGATCCCTATCTACACCTTGTTCGTGGCTCTAATAGGGACTACGATGCCTTTCATGAGGCTTCTATAGATGCCCTGCCAAACATAGAGGTAGTAGAAATGTTAAACAATGCTGTCTCAGATCAGCGCTCAATCTTAGTGGTTACCTCTCGTAAAGAAAAATATCGTGGTCTAACCTCTATGTGGCTTGCAAAAAATAACATTAGATCCCACGGACTATTTATGAGGGCAGATGATGACAACAGGCCAGACTATGAAGCAAAGAAAGATATGCTTAATAAGATAACTAAACTATGGGATGTTGTTCACGCTGTAGATGATAATCCAAATGTAATAAAGTTGTGGGAAGATCATAATATTCCTACAACAAAGATAGGAACTTGGGACGGTAAAAAGAATTGACTTACACTATAGAGAATGGTATGATTAGTATATGAAAAAATCAAATAATAAAGTATCTCAGCATAAAATCAAAAGAGCAAATAAGAATAAGAAAAGAATACAAGATAAAACTCATCTATCAAAATTTGAGCGTAAGCAGGAATTTATAAGGCAACAAATAATTTCTGGAGCATTGTCAGTAATTAATCCGTAGAAAGGCAGGTTTATTTTATGGTACATCCTGATGATTTAAAGCAAATATCAAAAGATTTAAAAAGATATATTATTAAAGAACATATGAAAACATATTATCACTGGACAGTGGGATTGCTTTCTTTTGTTATTGGAATTCTTTTTGGATTATTAATTAAATAAGGACTAGCACCAGTAGCCAAGTTGGTTAAGGCACCGAACTCATAATTCGGCTATCGTAGGTTCAAGTCCTACCTGGTGTACAATATCTCTGTAACTCAGTGGAAGAGTGACACCCTTCTAAGGTGTAGGTCGTAGGTTCGAATCCTACCAGGGATGCTTTATTTCTTAGGATGCTTTACTTCGTATGGTGCAATTTTAGACTTGATGCGACCATCTTTATATAATCTTACGATCCATCCATCTTTGATCTGAATTGGATTAAAGGCTGTTGCTTTTTTCTTTGGCATAATTAGTCCTTAAATAAACTAGTAATTCGTGTATCTTTTGAATAATCTTTTGCATCTTCTCTTATTGAAGTAAACAAAGATTTTGTGACTGGCACACAATTAGGAACTGGGTTACCATCTGCTCCTGGCTTCATACCTCTTTGTACATAACCTTCCCAGCACGGGTCAGCCTTTCCAATTGATGAGTCATACATAGCCATAGCAACCTCTGAGTCGGTCTCTGAAGAGCATATTGGGCAGTCTGGGCAGTCTACATTAAGTTCTTTGCAGGTCTCACAGTCGCAGCCTTGGTAAGTGCTTGTTGGCATCATTGAATCATCTATCATTATATTAGTATATCATATTAACCAGCAAGCCTATTATGAGTCCTGATCCTGTGGCAGTTGGCACAAACCACCTCACACTTTTCAATTTCTTTCTTTATAGCCTTCCAAGAAAACCCATCGTGGATCATCCTTGATACATTATATTTCTTGTCTCTTATGTGGTCAAAATCTAAAATAATATGGTTGCCGATACCACAGTCTACGCAGCCAGAATCCTCTTTTATCTTAGCAAGCATCTTCTTATACTGCTGCTTATTATAACTTTCCAACTCTTTGTCAGTCATTGATATTATTATACCGCCAAATGTTAGGTCCCACACAGGCAATTCACCTGACTTGCGCCACGGTCTCTATCCAATGGGTAACTAATCCATCACTAAGGTCCTGTGTGGGACTATAATATTATATCAGTTAATTTCCAGAACTTATCTCAGATATTTTTTCTCTAGCAAGGATTAGTGCAGGACCAGACAGTGGTGCATATCCTAGCCTAACTGCATCCTTTGTACAATTTGCTATTGAAAAGGATAGGAACTCTTTAACTGCAGTATTTTTAGGAGTTTTTTCTTTAAAGGCTATGATATAACTAAAGGCAGATAGGTTATATGCTAATGGGTTTGGGTTATTATAATTAGCATTAATAATCCCGTTATCTCCCCGCTGGAAATTACTAAGAAATTGAGATGCTGACTTTGCGCTTGGTTTTATAAATTTCCCTGCTGAGTTTTCTATCAAAGCAACCTTTAAACCAGACGCATAAGATAATTCTGCGTATGTTATTACACCATTCATCTGTCTTGTAAGCATTACAACACCGTGAGATCCTGATCCTGCTTGTGCTGTTATTGGAATTGTTCCTGGGAATGCAGCCTTAAAATCTTTATTTCCTGGCTTTTTCCAAATATTAGGATTCACCGCATTAAAATACTCAGTAAATATTTGAGAGGTTCCTGACCCATCTGCTCTAAATGCAATTTTTAATGGTGTAGATGGAATCTTTGGCTTTATGTTTTTGATAGTATTGTCTTTAACTATTTCTTTATGGTTCCATTTTGTTATCTGTCCCGCAAAAATTTTAGCAAGTGTAGGCTTACTGAGTTGTATTGGCTTATTGTATCCATCAAGACGGTACATTATTGCAATTGGGCCAGCAATGAATGGCACATAAACATATCCCTCTGGTTGTTGCTCACCTGAAGCAAATGGAGTATCACTACCAGCAAAATTTATTATTTTATTGGACAGTTGGTTTCTTCCTGCCCCAGATCCAAGTGATGAATATGTTACTGTATTTCCTGTTGATTTTGCATAAGTGATACGACATGCGTCAAGGTAGTTTGCTATAAAGGAAGATCCACTACCAGTAATTTGATCTGAAGCGGATGCTGATGGAATAAAAATAAATGACGCAGCGAGTGCTGCGATGAGCGATAGTTTAAGTTTCATAGTTATAGTATATCTAACAATTCTATAAAGTTTTGTTATAAGTGGTAAACAAATAAGGAACTTTAGATGAATAATGAGCAGTTTATAGACGACTGCTCAGGTCTATTAGCCACGAAGGTTCAACTCCTGCTAACTCTCTTCTCATAAGAGCATCCGTTGTAAAACCTTTTAAAGTCTCATAGCGGAATGTTATCTATTATACTACTTAATTTTAATAGATTTAGGCTTCTTGTCTTCAGGAACAATTCGTACTACATGAACATGTAGCATGCCATCCTTTAGTTCTGCAGAAGTTACTTCCATATACTCTCCCAAGGCAAAAGATCTTACGAACTTTCTTCCTGCGATACCCTTATGAACTACTTCTGCATCTGTAACCTCAACAATATCACCCTTAATAATGAGTGTTCCATTGTCTACGGACACATCAATATCTTCCTTAGAAAACCCAGCAACAGCCAGTGAAATCTTATATGTATCTTCATCTAGTTTGATAAGATCATATGGAGGATATGATTGTGAGTTTGTTTTATGTGCAGTGTTTAGGCGATTTAACTCTCTGTTAAAGCCAATAAAAAAAGGATCATTGAATAGATCCATAGCATACTTTGTTACCATTTTATTCCCCTTTCAAGCGAATAAGTTAATTCCCCCCTATTGGGCAGGTATAAATATTATAGCATAGAAAAGCAGGCCTGTCAAGTAACAAGCCTGCTAATCTTATTCTATAGATTATAGAGTGTTTGTGTGAGGCTTTGAACCGCCACCGCCACGAGTAGACTTCTTTGCAGGAGCCTTCTTTGCAGCCTTCTTTACTACCTTAGCAGACTTAACTGCCTTATCTACATCTTCTACAGATGGCATTCTGCCAAACGCTGTGTCTGATGGATTGGCTGCTCTCAAAATCACGGGCACGAGTGCACCAAGTAGTGAGTATGCCAATGTCTGTGGATCTGTAACTCCAGATGCATACAACGCTGTTGCTGCTCCAAGAACTGATCTTCCGTATGACGCTAGTACTGCTTTAATTTGTTCATTCATAATTTTCCTCCTAGGATATTATTTTTGTTAGTACTGTAAAGCCAATCCATAGACCAATAATTCCTGCGACTCCCGCAAAAACTGGTGGTGCTGGTACTGGCAATTTGAATGCAGCAAATACAATGCCACACCCAAAACCTGTTAGTGTTGATAATAAAATGTCTTTCATTTCATACCCCTCGCTTGACTATAATGTAAATCACAAAGATCTACAATCTTACTTTCACTACTCGCCCATATCTGTGTGCTTTCGTCTTCACAAAATTCTTCTTCGCATATAAGCAGGTTGAGATTTTTTCTATTTTTAAATATCATTATTACTCTATTCTATCATAGTGTTCTGGCATTACTTTCTTTAATTCTTTGTATGACTCAGAAATTTTCTTCATAGAGTAATAATGTGGATATGCTGTTCCTACAACCCCATATTCGTCAAAATATGCTATCTCAGGCTCAATATCAGTAATAAACTTATTTAAAGACTCCTGAACCTCATCTATATATTGGTAAGCCCAGTCTCTAGAATCTGAGACAAATTTTAGAAATGCCTCTGATGATGGGTCATCTAGTTTATTTTTTTTCTCAGATACCTCTACTAACTTTTCAGATATTATTGTTTTATCTAAGTGCGCCCTTATAACTTCCATTCTACTTTCAGATAGTTTTATGTTTAATGTAACATTTTTAAATATTAACATAAAAAAGAAAATAGTAAAAATAGAAAATGCAACTAATTCAATCATAACTCTTTACCGCCTTCTCTGACTAATAAAACTATTGCTCCGTTATCTTCTAGTGCTTTTTTTGCACGAATCATATATTCTACAGCCTGTTTTCTTTCTTCTCCAGAAAGACTCATAAATTCTTTTTCACTTGCTTTTACTGTTAAGAAATTATCGTGATCAACTATCTGAAGTTGAAAACCTTTTGGCCCTCTAAGTGAACGAAATGCTCGTCTCATTGAATCTGTATACATTTTATTGCTCCGTTGTTAATCTTTGCCAAGTATTTGCCCAGTCTGATTTAGACTTATGCTTAGAAAACTCTTTAGATATTTGCCCACCTTCAAGATAAACTCCACCCCAGATACCCCACTCTTTTTGTGAGACTCCAACAGCAAAGCACATCTTAGACACTGGACACATAGAACAAAGTTTGTCTACTGCAGGTCTTAATAGTTCATCATCTTCATACTTTTCAAAGAATATATTTGTATCATAATCTAAACACAAAGCATCATCTTTCCATTCGTGCTTTGGCATATTAACTCACAAACTTGTCTGGTATATCCCATCCACTCTTAGAAGGTACAAAACGACGCTGTAGATGCCATTTACCATCCACGAATGCCCCTTGTGGGGCTGTTCTACCCTTCTCAGAAGGATAAGAGTTTACTACTGTCCAACCGTCCCACATCAAAGCCTTATTGCTTTTTACAATTGTTTCCATTTGTTCTAATGATTTAATTTGCATTTTGTTCTTTCTGTTAGTATCGGAAAATGCCGTATTCGACATTATTATTTTTTGCTTCATCAACAAGTTTAGAAACCTGTTCTCTTTCTTTACTTAAAAAGGCAAAGTAGTTTATGTCTAAAATGTTTTCTGTAATCCACCAAGGTGGTACAGGCTTGTACTTAATGCTTTTGCCACGAGCCTTAAGGCCTCTTTCTGAGAGATTGGCAAACTCCATAGCCATTGAGTTAATGTTTGCTGGTCCTGCAGAGTAAAGATAAAAATACGGATCATCTTCTTTTAAGGAAGACATCGTTACTGCCATGGCTCTAAGAAAAACCTGGTAGTCATCAAAACCACTAGTTCCTTGAATCCCCACTATCATTTTTCTTCCCATCTCTAAGTTGATCCATTATAAACAGCATCTTATCTAATTGTACCTTATCCATACCCATTGTGTCAACTAGAGTTGCATTGGCTCCGTCTATCTCTGTACCGTGCATTTCTGCACAATAGAAGGTTCCATCCTTAACAAAATAAGCCTTGTTGTCAAAAATAACAACCTTAATATTTGTTTTTTCTTCGTGCTTGCTAGATTGCCTAAGTATTTCTTTTTTATAAAATACTAAATCTGGGATTAATGGAGATATTGTTTCGTGTATATGGCTTTGACTATACCTAAAAGGATTATCTTTTACTGTTTTCTTTTCAAAAGAAATTAAGCGTGTTGTTATAAACATTGCTATCATAGTTAAAACTGAGCCTAAAAAATATTCCATAGTTCCTCCAGAACAATTATACTACCTATCTGAAAGAATAATTCTAATTATTTCTTTTAGAGTTCTCTGGTTTTCTTTGCTTAGTTTTGATATTTCTTCATCATCTAATGCTTTTTTGGTAATATTAACCATAGGATTTTTTTCAGTTACATCTATGTCTAAAAACCCCTCAGCCCATAAAAACATTGTTTCTGTAGAAATATAATCAGACATATCTTTAAATAGTTCAGGACTAACATCTTTTAGTTTATCTGTAAAATTGTAAAGCATCTCACCAGTATCAATATCTACCCCAGAAACCTCAAGTGCTCCACTTAAGATTAACTCTTCAATTCTATCCCCTGCTTCAGACATTGATTCTCCAGTTCATTGTAGAAGGACCTTTCTTGATTAGTTTAAACATATGGTCTTCATACTGCTCTTTTAGTTCTGCATATAAATCTGGATGAACCTGCTGCAACTTATCAGTAATACTATAAAGTACATTTCCTTCATAGTCAATATCAGCCATCTGAATGGCTCCTTGATTTAGCAGATGATCTAGAAGTGCTTGCTTCTTGATATCCATTACTTACCTGACTTTGCTCTTGCCTTCTTCAAAGCCTCAAAATCTTTGACCTTTGTGTCTCCCATATATCCCCACGCATAGCCATCATTGATCATTTTATCGTTAACAGATTCAGTGTCTCCATTAACATACAGCCAACCAAGAATACGGCCATACTTTTCAGACGAGTCCATCTTTTCAGTTTTAATAATAACAGACTTAGCATCCTTTATGTGCTTCTTTAGATACTCTTTAGATTCAAGTCCAAGTGTCTTTTCAGCAAGGTCCTTTGTGCGTGACTCAGGAGTATCAATGCCAGCCAATCTCACACGGGATTGAAACAGAATATCAAACCCTAAATCAATAAGAACATCAATGGTATCTCCATCTACAACATTCTCTACTTTTCTTACATAGTATTCATACATTATTTTCTCCCCCATTTAATTTTATTCCAACCACGCTCATGGAAGTAATAAAGAATTGTTTTAGTTAATACCTCAAAACTTGCAATTGCCCCTGCTGTTACTGGCTCTTTGGTTATAAGCCAAGCAATAGCAAATGTGTCTGCTGTTCCAATTATACGCCAAGTAATTGCTTTTAATGCTGATCTTTGTTTGGTTACATTCATATACCCATTTCCTTACGCTTTTGCGTAGCAGAAATAGCATGGATATCTGCCCCCAAGTCTACTTGCTCAATTTTATATCCTACATCACGACCATATACAATGTTGGTAATGTTAGGTAGTCTTAGTACTAATGCACCATCCATAAATTCATCCTTGGCAATATATTCTTTTACCTGATCAAACTTAAGTGGATCCTTTTCGCTTGTATTGTAGGTATTGCGGACTCCAAGAAGTACTTGGTCAGTTCTCTTGCCAGCCTCCTTATAAAGGGCGTGGTGGCCCTCGTGCCAAGGCTGATACCTACCCAGCATAAGAGTTGTAGGCGCAGACCAATCGTGTAGCCCAAACTTTTTAATAATACGAGATGCCTTTTCTTCAGCATTTTGTTCGTGATTAGTAAAATAAAAATCGGCTTCATCTGGACGCTCAAACATTTTATTTGTATCGTCAAAACGACCCTCAGCAATTGTATCCATAAAAATTAAAATATCTGGCTTACCAAATGCTGCACGAGTTAAGTCTGTAGGACAAACAAAATCCACGATTACTGGTGCTACACCCTGTTTAGAGATTAGTCTTGCCATCTCTCCCATACGACGGGCCTGCTCAATTCTATCATCAGGACTAAACCCCAAATCTGAATTGACTGTTGCACGAACCTCGTCTGCATTAAGATGAATAGCATTAATACGCTCTTTTAGGGCCTTTGCTAATTCTGTTTTGCCAGAACCAGGTAGACCCATAATCTGAATAATCATCTTTATTCCTTAACTAATTTTGCTCGTTCATCAACAATGCTTATCATAAAAGACATCATACTGTTATATCCGTCTGGGATAGCCATAATTTTATTATAGTGGTGGCCACAAAACAAAAGGTCTCCACTTATGCCTGTAACCTTAACTAGGGCCTCAGCATTACATCTATCACATCGATCTAAAGGTGATAGCAGCCATTCTTGCTTTACTTCATCTTTAATCATTGTAAACATTATACTACCGCTTTCTGTTATCAGTGGAATAAAATCCACTACCGTTGAATACTGCTCCTACATTAGAGTATACACGAACCAGTGGTAGATTGCAAGTTTCACAACCATACCCTGGATCGTTGTCTTTAATAGATCTTTCTTTTGTATACCTTTTACCGCAAGGCATACAATCGTATTCGTACAATGCCATAGATTACTTCTTCTTTTTTGCTTTTACTGTCCAGATTGGTGCATTAAGTAGATCTCCGCCCCACTCATAACCAAGCGACTTAACAACAAATCTAATAATTCTAATACGCATTATTTAACGCCCTTTCCAAATTTAGCCCAGACTCTTTCGTGTAGGAAATATCCAAGTGCTTCCCAGCCTATGTAAATGAGAGCACCAAGACTTGCGTACTCCCACTCACCAGTAAACAAATAGATTACCCCAGCAACGCCAACAAGGTGAAAGGTTTCCCAACTTGCTGTTTTTAATAGTGTTCTTTTAGTTGATTCCATTACTGTTCAACTCTTAGCGCTTTGCTTCCACCGCCACCAGAAGACTTCTTTGCAGTGATAGCAGTTGGCGCTGGCTTCTTTGGCTTTGCATCCAACTGGATGTAATCAGAGCGATCATTAATATCAATATTTGAAGCAGATAACTTATTAAGTAATGGAGCATTTTCTTCTCCAGTATAAACTGGACGACCCCAACCAACTACTGCATTAATTAACTTCTTTTTGTTATTCTTAACATATGCACGAGTCTTTTCTACGCACATTCCGCCATTGCGCTGATCTCCCTTGGCAGTTCCTGAAGTATTTCCTTCAATAACTTGGATTGTTCCATCACCATTGTTCTTGATGCAAAGACCAACATGTGAAATACGATTTACACCATCATCTGGGAAATCAAAAAAGATCCAGTCTCCTGGTGTTGGCTCATCATTACGAGCATCTGCCCAACGCTTTTCTTTCTTAAACTGATCTGATGCTGCTACTGTTGATGCAGACTTAGGGAATGATTTTACTCCCGCAGTAAATGCACACCACGAAACGAACGATTGGCACCAAGGTTGAAAGTTAACCTTCATCCATGCACCGTACTTTGTTTCGTTATCTTTAGGGCCTTCAATTGTTCCCAATTCTTTCTTTGCAACCTCAATGATTGCTTCTACTGAACCTTTTGCTGCCATGATATTCCTCCTTGTAGGTATGACAATACTATTATATCACGCTGCCCCACCTGGCCTCGATCCAGGGACATCCGAATTAACAGTTCGGCACTCTACCAACTGAGTTATAGGGCAAGGCAGGCAGTTTTTGTCATACCCAGGACAACTACTTAATTTCTGCTATATGTGCCCCTGTTTGCTGATTGAAGTTTATTATTAACTCTAATCATTTGGCTAAGAGATACTTTTTTAAGAGAGTTTAGATACTCTTGAAAAGTTTTATATGTATTATTTTTAACATATGATGACGATGCAACCACAGTTGCTGTTGAAGTTCCATAGATATCTGTTGCAGAACCGTCGTACTTGGTAACTCTTACTTTTGTAAGGGCAACAAGATCAAGACCAGTTCCTGTATTTGTCGACATTTCAAGTAGATTTTCTGTTGCCAATGCTCCTACGCCAATGACTCCAGGGACACAGGCTGGAAAACCAACGAAATCATTTCTTTCATCATTTCCAGTAGCAATAAATGTAGGAATATTTGTTGCATTTAGTTGTGACACTTGGTTTACAAATGGATTTAAAATTGATGGAGTTGTACATCCAGGATGAATAGATACTACTTTAACCCTATTGATCATCTCTGTACGAACACCAGACTGGCTTACTGATACAGCATCAATACTATACTTTGATGCATTTTTATTTACCCAGTCTAATGCACTAAGAATGGTTGATCCATTTTCTGGCTGACCTGAGTTTCCTAAAGATGTAACATTATGCACTCTAATAAAAACAATCTTAATATTTGGATTAGTTACAAGTGCTGCCTTTACCATTGCATCTCCGTGGTATGTTCCAGAGTTTATATTTGTTGGCCATGGTGCACTTGCTGCTCCCTTGCCCTCCATAAATAGTTCTCCGTTAGGGCAAGACATATTTTCTTTTGGATTTGTTGACTTTACTGTAGTAAAACAAACCTCGTGAATAATTGAATTAAATTTTGCTGAGTTAATTGCAGAATCAATAATCGCTAAAACTTTTTGATCTTCTGCTTGTGCTGGCTGTGTTACTGTGATTAGTAGTACTGCTGATAGTATTGCTAGTAGTGCTTTTTTCATTTTATCTCTTTCTGTTATTGTTATTGTCTGATTTTTAAAACTACTTGGCATGGGTCTCCGCCTTCTTCCCATTCTTTTTCTTCTTCTTCTGTCATAAAAGGATCCGACTCGTGTGTATTGCAGAATGGTTCTGATACCCATCCTCTTTCAATACCGTTTTCAAGCCAGATCTCAAACTCGTCAAAGTCTGATTCCATATTCTGAATATCTTTTAATATCTCTTCAAATTCTTCGCTCATATATAAAGTATATCCTTAAAGGCTAACGATGTCAACTGGGCCCATACAAGATGGGTTAAATTTAATTGCTGCTGATACTGCTTGTTGCACTCTGTTCCTTGCATTTTTTTGCTTATCTGTTGCATATAAAACCCCATAGGCATATTCTGCACCAGAGCCCATAGCAAGATATGGAAGTGTATATTTAGATAAAGACATATCTGCAGAACTGTGTTCATAGATTTCACCACGAACTGCAATGATCAAACCAAGGTCTCCATCTTTAGATGTATCAACCCAGAACTCATTATAAAATTCTTTTAGTTCTTTAATAAATCTGGTTTGCATAAACTTATCTGTATCTTTAATGTTGGGTGGTGTTGGTTTAAAATTATAACGGATTCTTTCTCCGTCCATTGATCCAGCATATCCAATTAAGTATGGACCTATCTTCCAAACCTTTGGGGCATCAAGTGCTAAAATAGTTCCATCATCTGAAGCACCACGATCTCCAGCCATATAAATTTTGTCGTCGTGTTTTACTACAGCAATACAGGTCATGATGAAGCCCTCTCCAGATAGGTGATACTCAAGTATACCATTACCCAGAGAGGGCTGTCAACTACCGTCAATAATGACTAATTAGCCTTTTTATCTACCGTTTTAAACGCATCATTGATCTCTGCCAATGTGAGTTTTCCATCGTCCAAAAAAGCCCTTGCCAGCCTTTCAATGACTGTTGCTACGCCTAATAGTCCTGCTAAGAATACTGCTTGCATTGTGTCAATTCCAACTACTGCTCCAGCACCAAGTACTGATAGGCCAGATGCTGCAAAAACTGCTACGATTCTCATCAAAACATTTGTTAATGCCTTTTGTGGGTGCTCCTTCTTCGGAGGCTCTACTACCTTTTTAGTTGCCATATTTAGTCCTCCTCTCTATTTCTGATTGGACTAGTTAGTATCCATAATGCTGTTGTTGCCATGATTCCATAACCAACAACAGTTTTTGCACTACCGTCCAAAACAACCCAAGCAATAAACATACCAAGAAGGGTCCATGCTTGGTCTACCATATCTTTTAGGATATTCTTTATTATTCTTACCATTTTCTACCTCCTCTTGAACCTGGTGAATTGGAGCCAGAAGCGCCACCTCCACCAGAATTTCCTCCTCCTGTGCTTCCACCTGTTGCAACGGCTGCTGCATTAATTGCTGCACCTGCTGCTACTACTGTTGCTATAACCATATCTGTTGCTTCTTCTCTTTCTCCTTCAGTCATATCTGCACCAATACTTCCAAGGGCTGCTAAGGCTGCACCTGGATCAGTAAAGACTGCTTCTAATAATGCCCCTGGATCTTGAACTAATTCTACATTTGCTGCAACCTCTGCTGTAATTATTAATACCTCGCCAGATTCAGATGTTCTTAGTTCAATTGGTGTTTCTGCTGGAAGATCTGCATAAGATACTCCAGATGCCTGAACCTCTGCTGCTGAAATAGATTCTCCTGGCTTAAGGTTTTCTATCAATGCTGCCACTACAATTTCTGTTTGTTCTTCAGTTAATTCTTTTCCTTCTTTAGCCTCTGCAATTATTTCTTTTAATTCTTCTTCTTTTGCTTCTTCTTCAGCCAACGCCTCTTCTAATTCTTTTGCCTCTGCTTCTGCCTTTGCTTTTGCAATGGCCTCTTCTTCTGCTGCTATACGCTCAGCCTCTGCCTCTGCCTCTGCCGCAATTCTTTCTTCTTCCGCTATGCGCTCTGCTTCTATGCGTTCTGCCTCTGCTTTTGCCTCTGCTTCTGCTTTTTCTTCTGCTGCTTTAATTTCTGCTGCAACTCGATCTGCTTCTTCTTGGGCTTCTATCTCTGCTTTAATTCTTGCTGCTTCAATCTCCGCCTCTATGCGCTCTGCTTCTGCCTTTGCTTCTGCTTCTGCCCTAACTCTTTCTGCTTCTTGTGCTGCTTGAAGTGCTGCAATTCTTTCAGCCTCCGCTTGCGCTGCTGCTGCTTGTGCTGCAATTAATGCTGCTGTCTCTGCCTGTATTCTTGCTGCTTCTGCTGCTTGCGCTGCTGCTTGCGCTGCAGTTGTTGCAGCAATTTGTGCTTCGGCTTGTGCTTGTGCTGCTGCTAAGGCTGCTGCTTGCGCTGCTGCTTGCGCTGCTTGTGTTGCTGCTAACGCTGCAACTTGTGCTGCAATTTCTGCTTCAGTTGGTCCAGTAGGTGTTGTTACAGTTGTTGTTTCAGGTGTAGGTGTTGTTACAGTTGTTGTTACAGTTGTTGTTTCAGGTGTAGGTGTTGGAGAAGGAGTCGGTGTTGGGGTTGGCGAAGGCGTAGGAGTGGGGGAAGGTTCAGGTGCAGGTGCTACATATGTAGAACCAGTAACAACATTTGAATTTGAAGAGTAAAGTGCAAATGTATCGTTATCTGATCTAATATGAAATGACCAGACTGTTCCTGCTGGCATAAGTCCATTTAGCAAGGAATGATCAATTGTTATTGTTGTGTTTAAAGAATTTGGTCCGCCAACATTTCCAGTTGCAATTCCCCAACCATTGCACCCAGAACAATTAAAACTTATTGCATATCTCTCTGGCTGTGTGTTACCAGTATCTGGTGCTTGCCAAGATAGAACAGTTGATGTCTCATTGCTAGATATAGTTAAATTTCTTGGAGGTCCTATTGTTTTTACTACTGGTGCTGCTTGTGAAGTAAATGCTGATGCTGGAATGATCTGCATTGATCCAGATTGATCCCAGTTTAAAAATACGTTTGCTCCACCACCATTTTCATAGTACATTAATTCTATTGTTTTAGGGACTCCTGCTGTAAAGGCTATTGGGGCAGTTGTAGTTCCTCCACCACCTTTGTCTACCCAGTCACTTGCTACCAGTATGCCATCAACATACAGTTTTGTTCCGTCGTCTGCTGTTGCTAAAAATGATATGTCTTGAGTAGAATCGCTTCTAATTGACCCAGTAAATCGTACGATAACATCCTCTGAAGGGCCACCTAATACACTACCAGAACCCCACTGGAAGTCAATGTTAGGGACATTAGTCGTGACGACTGGAGAGGCTCCCTGGGGTATGTATGGAGAGCCATTTTGTCCTAGTACATTATAGACTTGAGCAGTCAAGCCTTCTGCTGCGTGGGCTTTATCAATTATTAAAAGCAGGGGAAATAGAGCAAGCGATAGTACCAATGCTACTCTTAATAATTTTTTAATTCCTCTTCCCCCTCGCAGACTTAATGTCTGATAGGGCTATTATAGCATTTTTTTTATACAAAAAAGGGGCTACCATAATTGGCAACCCCTTTAGTGTTGGATTAAGTTACTTCTTTAGAGCAACCTTAGCCTTTGGATTCTTTGCATTCCATTTTGCAGCCAACTTGTTATAGTCAGCCTTTGCTTTTGCTGCTGCTGCATCTGAAGCAGTCTTTGCATCTGCAAGTGCCTTATCTGAAGCAACCTTGTCTGCTGCACGACCAGCCTTTTCTGTTGCAAGTAAGTTAGATGCTGCCTGTGCATCAAGTGCACGACCAGCCTTCTCTGCTGCAAGTTGTGCAGTTAGTGTTGCGATTGTTCCATTAAGGTCTGAAACAACGAATGACGCTGTTGCTGCCTTAGTTGGTGCTGGAAGACCAGCAACTGTTGCTGCTGATGCAACACCAGTAACGACAACCTGAATTGTTCCTGCTACTGCTGTAGCAAGTGCTGCAGTCTTTGATCCAACTACTAGAGTTGAGTCTGCTGCTCCTTCTGCTGTTGTTGTAGTAACAAGAGTCTTTGTGATTGAACCATCAGCAAATGTGGATCCGATTACTGTAGCAGTAATTGTCTCGCCTGTTGCAATTAAGTTTCCAAAAACATCTGTTGCTGAAACTGTGATTGTTGGAATTGTTCCAACTGCTGTTGCTGAAGGAACTGAAAGTGCAACATTAGATGCTGCTCCTGCTGTTCCCTTAATAAATACGATTGTTGAATATGAACCATTTGTAATGGTTACTGATCCAACTGCTGTCGTAGTTGTGTATGCATAAACTGTAACTGCTGCTCCTGCAGATGTTACTGAAAGAGTTGAAACTCCTGAAGCAACTGTCTTTGGTGCATCGGTTGTGTGTAGTGCTGTTACCAACTTGACTGTTGATGAAGCAGCAAAAGAAACGATTGTTCCTGTGTCTGCTGTTGCAGCAAGTGCTACAGATGTACCAGATGTGATCTGGTTTGCAGATGGTACTGCAACTGTTGCAGGTGCTGCGCTTGTTGTTGCGTTAGTAACTGTTGCAACTGTAACGGCCAGAGGTGCTGCCGAAGAAGGTGCTACAGAAAGTCCAACGATTGCTAGGGCTGCAGCAGTAGCAATTGAGATTTTCTTAAATGAATTCATTTTATTCCTTTTCTTATTTATAGTAGATTTAGTCTATCCAGATAATCTTTTACATCATCTGGCATAGGTTTATATTGTATCACATTGTTACTATTACTGTCAAACTGCTTAGGTCTATCACTAATAGTATGAACCTCAACCACTTGGTTTTGATCTTTTGGGGTATGCGATATTGCCCCAAATATTGCTCCACACACAGCATCGGCCAAGTCTTTTGACTTTTTGCGTGGGTGGTCAACTCTATTATTTTTCATAATCTTTAACTGTGTTAGTTCATCAAACAAAAGTTCAATTGCTGGCATAGCAAGTCTTTCTTCGTATACAAGCATAGCCATATCCTCATAATGCTTTTTAGCAACAGAAACAGTATCAGTTCTCATTCCAACCTGCTTCAATTCATTTTGAATATCAAATGATTGCCAACGGTCAAATGAAACCATTCCAATATTAAAACCAAGTCTTCTTAAGTTCTGAATCCACTGCTTTACTTCTGATAGATTAACTGGTCCTTCAATCTTTGGCTCCCACCAGGCTACTGCATCTACTACTACAATGGGTGCTACTTGTTCGTAGTTATTAATTACCTGGATATTTACCCACTTATCTACGTGAGCAATTGCTACCGCACACTTATCGTGCTTTTGTGCAAGGTCTGCGTGTACATAATAAACCTTGTCTGGATCAGGCTTAAACGATTCATCAAACCTTTTAAAGTTATCTACTGGGTTTCTTAATGTCATACAAGATCTTATTTTTTCTACCTGTTTAAAAAATGCATCAGAGGCAAAGGTTGGAACACACGCAAAGCGCATCATTGCATCTCCAAGGTCTGTCATAAATGCAATCATAAAGTCGTCAATCTTGCGTGTAGGGTTTACTTCCCAAGTGGGTCTTTTTAATGCGAATACACCTGGGTACTTGTATGAAATAATTTGATCTTCATCCCAGGAAATTTCAAACGAGTTGTCTGGACTGTCTTCTGGCAGTAGTGGGTTAATAGTAAACTTGTGTGTTCTTTCTATTACTTCTTTTTCAGCAATAACATCATCATATTTTTCTGAAATAAAGTCTCCTGGATATCTTGGGAAGGAAAGCAAAACAACCTTGCCAAGGTCAGGGAAACGAGAGTCTACTGAGCCACGAAAGGCTTTATAAATATTATCAGCAGTCTTTCCTTGTTCGTTTCCTGTATTAACTTCAGATGCAAAACCAGAAATCTCATCAAGAACTGCAAGAAGAAGGTTTAGACCTTCGTGTGATTCTCTTTCTGAGTGACCAGAGTAAACAGTAATTGATTTATCAAACTCAACAGAGTCAGCCTTTGCATAATACTTTCCAATAAACCAAGGGGACCTTTCAATCTTAGACTTAAAACCTTTAAAGAAAACATTCTTAGCCTGTTGTGCGTTAATAGCCACATTAATAAGGTCAATAGCATCTCCAGATGGCTTACCAAAATACTTTGCTGGGTCTTTAAGGCATAGAAGTTTGTATACAATGTATGCACAGGCTACTGTTGATACGAAGTCTTTTCCAGATCCCTTGCCAAGTTGCAGAATGATTTCGTTCTTTGTGTACTTATTGTAATACTGTATACCCTTTTCCTCACCCAGAATATTGATTACATCTTCTTTACGATAGATCTGGCTCATTGCCTCAACGATATCGTACTGAATATCTGACAATGGAGGCTGTCCAAGGTATGCCTCACCTTCAACAAATGTTCTTGCGTCTACAGGCATCTCATTAAAGTGGTCGTCCTGTAGTGCTTCTAAGAACTCATTGAACATCGTGGACAACTGTAATCACCTCATTGTCTTTTGCAAATGCAGACAATCTTCTCATAATTTCATCACGAACTTGTGGGTATTCAGATGCAATATCTTTTAAAATAAGCACAAGAATCTCTTGGCGTTTTTCAATTTCCATCATTTCTTCTGCAAGTTCTTTGTTCTCAAGAAGACCAGCCTTCTGTAACATATCAATACGCTTTGATTCTATATCCATAACAAGTTTAATGGCAGCAGTTTTTGCGCTAAGATTATTTGTCATTGATGCTTCATCAATAACTTCGTAAGTACGAGATACTAACTTGCTATAGTGTGTATCTGCTGCTGCAAGGGCTTCTTTTGCACGAGCACGGATAGCATCATTAGCAGATGCCATTACCTTCCACTCATTAATAAGTGTTACAACTTTTTGTCTTGGAATAGCAAGTTGCTTTGAAATGACTGTTGGGTCATTACCTTTTAAATACTCTTCAACAACTTGATTAACTTGATCAAGGTGCTTTACTAAATCATCTTCAGTTGACATACTTGCCCTCTAGTCTATTGATTTCATCTTTGATATAAAAGATTGCCTTTTCTAAATCCTGGATAGTCTTTGACTCATCCTTGAGTCCTGCTCTCCAAAGGTACTTAAAAGCATTACCAATATTAAAATTGCGGTGGCGAGTAATCTCAATACACTCAATACCAGAAGGATCTGATGTGTAGTGTAATGGATTGTTGACTTGATCAACTGTAATGTTTAGATTATCACTCATAGTCTTCCTCTTCATCAAGTTCCCAATCAAATGCTTCTGGAATTCCTTTTAATACAGCAAATGCAAAACCAAAACCAACTGTACCTGCTACAGCAAGTGCTATCAATGTCTTTTCAAATTTATTCATCGCTTTGACTTCCTTAATCCAAATTTAGCAAGGTAGACGTAGATAGTTTCAACACTTGATCCACACTCCTTTGCAATTTCTTCTGGAGACTTCTTATCCACAAGATATCTCTTACGCATAAAAACTTCTGATGTATATAGTTTAGCACTCATGATATTAATTGTCAACTTCTTTCTCAGTAATATCATAGTTAAACCTATCAGAATTTTCCATAATCCATTTATCTTGATTTTCGACATCATATTTTCTTTCATTAATTATTCTATCAATCAAGTATTCTTTTTCAAGTGTAAAAGATGGCTCGTATATTCGAACTCTATTGTTGGGCTGTATTGCAAAATTTCCATCATCTCTTTGAATTACGTGACCACATTTATGATCTGCAGGGCTTTCAGAATACCCATCATCTAAAACATTTGTATCTGGATTATGCCAGTCTAATGTGAATAGGTAGGTTCCTTTGTGCATTGTTTTTGTTCTATCTATATAAGACATTCTAAGATTGGTTAGATTTTCAAATTGCGTTACAGCAATGTGATGGCTAAAAGAATTCCACAAAACTAAATTATGCAGATCAACTTCAGGGATACCTGGCTCTGTACAAAAAGCAGAGATTGGAAGTCTCCACCATAGTCCACCATCTGGCATCATAATATGAAACAGTGGGCTTCTAGACTTTAAACTTGAAACACCAAAGACTACACATTCAAAGTATTTGTCGTGGCTATCTCGGTGATTTCTTAAATAGTTGCCTCTCACATAGCAATGTATAGGTGGTATGTTTGCATTTAACTCTGGCATTATTCAGCCCCTCCTACTGCTTTATTCCAATTTTTAATTGCCCAATGACCAATTCCACAGGCATCGGCAACATCATTATCTGTTATTGTCCTATCATATTGCAAATTAATAAAATTAATTGTTCTTTGCTTTCTTAGTTCTCTTTCGTGTGTTTTAAGCCACGATTCTGACTTCCCTGGATTTTGTGACTTAATAAATAGTTTTTCATCCTTAGATATCTTTTTGTTTCCAATAAAGTTTTGCCAAGTAATTGGAGCAACCTTACCTATAACCTTAGTTCCAGACTGCCCCGCTGAGCCAAGAATTGCTCCTTGAACTAAAGCCAGGTCTGCTGCCGTCTTGGGACTATTCATAAATACAGTATGCTCAATAACTATTGCCTCAAACCCACCATACATATCAAGGAATAGTTTAACCTTTTGACCTGCATCCATAACCTTTTCGTAGGTGTCTTTTCCTTTAAAGTTGATCTTGCCTACTGATTCCAAAGTTTTTTCTTGAGTATTAAAAATAGCAAAGGCAAGACTATTAGTGCTTGCATCTATAGCACAAATAGTTTTTGGAAGTTTAGTTCCTATTGCCTCTGCTAGTTTCATTTTAAATTATCCTTAATTTCCTTTAGTGCTTTTGCTACATCAGAAGGATTTACATTACATTTCACACAAAGATTTTCATCATTATATATTGATAAAGCCTCTTTACACGACTTGCAATTTCTTTCCTTGCCTTTTCTTTTTTGTCTTCTAGAAATTATATACCTTGCAGCAATTTTTTCTTTTGTTGAAAGGTCTCTACATTCTGGTGAACAATATATTTGATAGACAATCTCTGTTTGAAATTCTCTATCACACCATTGACAATGCTTCATCTATAGGCTCCAAGGACTTTAGTTTAAAGTCTCCCTTACCAGCATCTGCACAAGCCTTTTTAATAGGACATGATTTGCAAATCTTTGAATTAGAGCGATAGTTCTTTTCAGGCAGAGTTCTGTCGACCCAAGCCTTACGAACTGATCTCATCCATTCAAACGTCTGGTCTACCCACCGACGATAATAATCATTTACTTCTACTGGAAGAATAAGCAACTCGTGATTGTTTTTATTTTCATAAATAAGAACTGCTTTAGGCTTCTTAAGAATTTTCATATAGATAAGTAACTGTACTAAATGACCAGTCTTTGGTTTCATATGCGCCTTGCGGTACTCAAAACCCTCATTCATCATTGTTTTAATTTCACCAAGGAGTTCTTCTCCCTGCCAGTTAACAATAACATCCCCATACCCAAAAATTGGAGGATCATTATTTGTTATTTTAAATTCTGAATCAACAAGGAAGTCGGGAACATTGCCCATTGCTTCCTGAATTCTTTCGTGAGACTTTGTTCCTGCAGTCATATTGGCTGCACTGTATGGTGTTGCATCATCTTCAAACATTTGTCCGTCAAAAGCAAGGTACCAATATCTTGGACACTCTCCGTGCCCATAGGCAATAGTTGATGGTGCAAAAGTCTTCTTTTGCGTTTGTTTTTCAATACGATTAACAGTATATCCAGACTGAATTTTTTCAGTCAAACCAGCAACATCTATTGAGTGTACTGGTGGTTTTTCCTGCTTAACCATAATCTGCTGTAATAAACTTTTTGTCATTTTTTACTCGTTTCTATTAGTATAAGTATAGCAGATTAGCGTGTGATGTACTTGAGTGCTGAGACTAAATTATTAAGTGATTCTGCTGCTGTGTAATATAGATTCTTTTTACCACGATCTGACTTGTCAACATTAGCCATCCAGGTAGCCTTAAATGCCATCTTTGCTGCGATTGCCTGAAGCCTTACGATCTCTACGTGAGCCACATTAATTGGGATGTCTGGCTTAATAATTAGTTTAGCAATCATTGTGAGTGCAACGGTAAGTTCTTCATCCTGCATATAGTCTGCAATCTCTGCAAGACCATTTACCATATCTATTGTTGTTCCTTGTTGTTCCATTATTCCTCCACTAGATCTTCTAATATACTCATCTCAATTATAGCAAGTCTGACTTTAGAGTTACCCTCGCCCATTACCACCACAATGGCTGGATCCTTGCCATTTTTCATTGCATCAGTAGTAGCCTTTGCCCAAACCTCTTTATTTAATGTAAAAGACTTTCCAACCTCTTTAAAGTCAACCACAAAATTTTTCCAAGAAGCATCACCCTTTTGGGTATTACGACCAGAGTTTTTGTGCTGCTTAGCACCTATTCTCTTAGACTCACTCTTCTCCGTCAAAATCCTTCTTCTTTCTTCTTCCAAGATAAACCTTGCTTAGATGTTTATCTTTACACATCCAGGTCATTTCTTTTGTTTCTGCATAAAGTCTAAGAGATGTGACTTCTACTTTGCAGTTATGACAAATAAACTTTCCGTGATAGACAGTATAACTAGGCATTTAGTTTTGCCTTGATTGATTCTTGCAAGTCAAGATCCTCTCTTACACGATTAACAAATGCTTCTTTACCCTGGACTTTTGTGCCATCAGGAAGTATGTACCAAGCACCTGTGCGCTCTACGATACCATTTAGTTCTGCGGTAGTAACCAAATCACCAATGGTATCAAGACCAATATCGTCACCTCTAAAATAAAAATCATACTCACCAGACTGGAACCCTGGAGAGGTTTTGGAGAACTGTAGTTCCCACTTAATAGTTCTACCAATCTTTTCTTCAATTAATTTATCTCCTACCTTGATCTTTCCCTTAATCGCTTGATTGTCTGACTCTGAAGAAAAGAGTTTAACAATACATGAGGAATAAAACTTAGTAGCCTGACCACCAGAAGGCTGCTGGCTAGTATACATAGCATTGATATTGTTACGAGACTGAGAAATAAGAACAAGCAAAGTTGGCTTAACTTTATTGTTTGCATAGTTAAGCATTTTCCATGCGTTACTAAAGTCACGGGATTCTGCTCCAATCTGTTT